AGCGGGAATACTCGAGTTCTGGAAGTCCGATGAGGCTAGGAGCTCCTCTAACGAGAGTGTGGTATAGACGATCGGTGTGGTTGGATCGAGTGATGTCGGTAGTGCCGAGATCCCAGAGGATCTTCTGAGCGAGACTTCGATCATAATCTAGCTGCCCTTCATACTCCAGATGTGTGCCTTTAGCCCACTTTGACTGGCTTTGCATGTCCAGCTCATCGCCTGTGTTTAGGACTAAATCGAACTTCTCGCGCTTTACTAACTTGATAAGATTCTTAACTGCTTGCTCATGATGATATGGAATCTGTAGATCCGAGATCACCAAGTATCTGCGTTTAGTCATCATCCTCATCTTCGTAATCCCCGAACTTCTCAGGGTCAATGGGATCAGGCAGAATCCAGTGAGGATAGGCTTGCGGTTCTGTGATCATGAACATGGCAATGTCCTCTGCGAAACCTGCTCGCTTTAATGAACAAAAGTACTCATAGAGTCCAATGCAGTAAGCATCGAGCTTTGAGTAACCTTGTTCCTCTAACGCCTTAGTTGCTTTTCTTGCCATAGCACAATGCTACCTGTCAAGCAATATGTTATAGATCTCATCGACTCGCGTGTTGAGTCTTTTGATCTCAGACAACAGGTGTGTGATTACATAGCCAGACAAGCCACCGAGTGCTGCAATGGTGGCAAGGTAAAGCGTGAAGAAGTCGCTCTGTGTCACTTCTTAATGCCCATAGAAGGATCATTAGGTGAAAGGTAACGCAATACAGGTGGAAGGATTGAAGCAATCCCTGCTGCGATGAGTGCCTGTGGATCTGTAACCCCGGCAGCATACATTGAGATTGCTGCTACTAAGAAGGCTCTAGCCCAAGATCCTGCTGCTGTCTTTAATTCATTCATTATTCTCCACCTAACATAGATACTTGAAAAAAAGCACCATCATTGTCAGCTTCTTTCTTAAAGCTAACATGGCAGTGCTTAGAGTGTTTGTTAGCCCCTGTGTACTTGCGCCATTTCCAGTTAAGGATGCTGGAGCAGATTCGTCCATCGAAAATGATGTAACTAATACGCTTGTCTGCTTTTGACTTGGATAAGAGACGAAGTTGATCAGCAAGATCTCCCATGATGTCGGGCTTGCCACCCTTGAATAGGTCTTTGTCCACATCAATGGCACGAACCCAGCCCTGCTCATCTGGATTATGATCTGACTTGCGAGCAGCGTGTCGGGTATCACCGATCCAACCATCCGATGTGCGGTCACGATCTGGGAACGAGTCATCGAACTGTTCGCGTAGCTGGATTGCTGCCTTACTTAACTTCGGCTTCATCGATCACACTCGGTGTGGATTGTTCCGCTTGCATAGCTTCATAGGTTGATTTCAGCATTGAAGTAAATTGCTCATTGCCGTGATCAATAATTATGTGAGTAACGCTTTCCCCATTAGGTGTTTCAACAATAAGTTCTTTTGTGTTTTCCATTTTACAACTCCGCGCTAAAGCCGACATAGGCTGATGTGCTGTTATTTGCTAACAATGAATAAGGTCGGTATTGAGTCAAACCTGATGCAACTCCAATAGTTAATCTCAACCTTTGCAAACCAACTTCACCAAGTGCTGCGCTGGTGACAGTTGTATTTGTTCCTGATCCATCCCAAAGAATCAAAGTTGAGTATTCTAAACTTGTTGCAGCAACTCTCATAGTGACTGGCATAGATATTTCAATTCTTGCTGATGTTGTGCTTATTGCAAAACCAAGCCCAAAATCTGAAAATGATTCCACTGCAGTTTGGCGATAATAGTACCTCTGGCAAGCGGCTAATTCTCCTTGAAGTGTTCCTGTGGCAGTCTGGAAATCTGTTGCAGTAGATCCTGCTTCTAGTTGAACGCCCCAAATGTCTAATTGTGGAGATCCACTTGCTTGACCTGTATTGTAATAAATGAAAGGAACTAAATAACTACCAGTTCCAATGGTTTTTCCAGAAATAGAAGGAACACTTGCTGTAAAAGAATAGCGAGCCCAAGATGTAGTCAATGCCTGTGTGGTATTTAGAACAGTGACATCACCTGAACCACCTGAACCAAAAAATTGCAACATTAAAATTGTTGCGGTTCTAGTGCTATCTGCCTTAGCCCAAAAGCTGATAGTCGCAGTTTGACCAGCAAAAGTTCTCACATCTTCGATGCGTTGATTGATGCCAATTACTGTTGTTCCGCTGCCAGAGGTAGCAGCAATGCGTGAAAAGTATTGACCTTCGTATCCTGCGACGGGAGCAGCTCCGGGAGTAAATGTTTGTTGTGACCATGTGACTGTTGCGCCACCTGCGACATAGGTGGAACGAAAGCGATCTGGAGCAAAATAATTTTCAGATGTGACTGTGGCACTTGTCGAGCGTTGCCATACATTAAAAGCACCATTTAGAATCTTATTCTTGCCAGCGTAGAAAAGGTTAGATCCGCCTGAAGCGGTAGTCCATGTAAAGTCCATGTCTGTTCCAGATGCCTTAGCCAATACCTGACCAGTAGTGCCACCCTTTAGATCGACCAGAGAAGCATCGATAGAATCGCCTAGAGTCTCAATGGCTACTGCGCCATCCTTGACTAGGTCAGTACTGGTTGGTACTGCCCAACCAAAATTAGGGGTTGTAGTTGCCATTAGGTTAGAGCTCCGATCGCTTTTGTCCACTGTAGTGTACCATTTACGCCACTCCAGATGGTGTTAGTTGGAAGTACTGTTGCCCATGTCGGGGCTATAAGTGAGAAGTCTGTAGGTGAGACATAGATAGTCGCATCAACAAATGTTGGTGTGGCTCTCATAGAGATGCCCTCTACAAAGCCTGAGAAGTACCCCTCGAACATGTTGAAGGGTAGGTTAGTAATAACTACTGGCTCGCCAAAGAAAAGGTTGATTAGGTCATCTCTAAGGGCATTAGGCATAAGAGGATTGTCAAGTCTAAAAGTAATCTGATCTAGCTGTGTTCTAGGTACTGAGCGCAGGGCTAGATCGCGATCGATGATGTCCTCAATGTCTGCCAGAAAGCGGATGTTGGAATCGAATGTCCTTTGATAGCGACCATAGGCAGTGATAGAAGCATCATCTGTAGCTGAGTATGTGCTGCCGTAATCATTGCCATAGCGCACGATTTCGCTGTTACGAATCTTTCCAATCTGTAGGATTGACTTAACGCTGGCAGGGGAAGCGTAATTGCCGTCTAACTGGGTTGAGCCATTAGCTGCTAAGTAATTACTTCTATGGTCTCCATCGGCATATGAGATTCGCCCCTGCTTGTCCTCGTAGAGCGTTCCAAGTGCGCTATCGGCTATCTGCTGGACTAGAGTTTGTGTGTTGCGATCTGCTGCACTGAGGTTATCCATCTGATACAGACCAGCATCGATCTCACCCAATCCCACATTCTCAGCATTAGCCCATGTAGTAGTCGGATCGTAGTCAATCCATTCAAGGGCAGGTGCTACTTCAATCCATTCATTGACTAACAATTCTGAAAGGATGATGCGGATCTGTTCTCCATCAAGGTCATGAGCCACAGAATCTGTGTAGATCGCCTTAGGCAGTTTAGCCAGAGCACCGACTGCAAGTATTGTGCCAAGAGTCACATACCCTGATTCTTCTGGACTTCTGACTGAGGTTGAGAAGTCTGAGACTGTGCCACCGAATACAGGCACATAAGTGCCACCGCTGTCCTTAAGCTCTAGAGTTAGGGAATCTGTAACATCAATGTCAAAGAGAGCATTAGTCGAGTTGATAATGTCCATGCGAGCATAACCTGCTTGACATTGACGATCGATGTCAATGCGACCTGTAGTAAGACTCACCCCAGTCACATTGGTATAGACAGTCGTACCGACTGTGATGCGCCATTCTGGAAGCCATGTCATACGGCTAGAAGTCCTGTAGAGCTAGTGCCTCGCTGATATGACTGACGGATCACATCTTCTACAGCTCTAGCAATAGCCTCTGGATCACCGACTCCAGCATTGACTGTGATGTTTATATCTCTTGACCCAACAGCTCCTGAACTAAAAGTTGATCCACCCTCTGCCATACGGAATGATCCAGCATTGAATGGATTGATTGCTCCGCCTGCATACATATTGGTTAAAGCATTGAAAGCACCAACATCTTCTATCTTCTGGAAACTGTTAGCAATTCCATCTGTAAGAATAGTAAACTCTTTAAGGTTAGATCCGATGCCTGTCATTAGTTCTTCTATTGCAGTCGGGCTTGAGATTCCAGAAGGTGTAGAAACGGCAGATGGCACGGAAGTATTGCCCTGAGTCGGAGTGAGGGTCTTAGTGCCTTGCAGTTTGAGCAACTCCATCATCTTGGCAATGGCTGCATCTAGGTTAGCTAGGTTGATTAGATCTTTTGGCTTTAGGCTGTCAAGAATAGATTTAATGTCCGAAAGTTTAATACTTTGACCAGTTAATGCCCCAAGCACTTTAAGATCTGCATTTAGTTTATTTGTTGCAGCAGTTATGGCTGCTTCATCTTTAGCAGCGATAGCATCCTCAAGAGCAAAGATGGACTGCTTTACATTTAATCGAGCAGTGTCGTTGGCAATCTGCAAAGCCTGAGCTGCACTGGTTGCTTTTCCAAGTTGCTCAGCCTGATTAGTCAGAGCTGCTGCAACTTGGATCTTGTCCATATCAAAGACTTCTTCACCCTTAAGAAGGGCAAGGTTAGCCTTGTCGATTGCTTGCTGGAGTTTCTTGTCCTTAGTAATCTTGGCTTGAGCTGCTGCCTGCTGCTGTGTTAGGCGTGTGATCTGGGTTTGTTGTCTAACCTGAGTTTGACCTGACACAGTCATCGGAGTAGTAAAAGGCTGTGGTGCTGTGCGTGATGCCGCGCCTAATCTAGTGATTGCACCTAAAGGACCGGCAGATAATGATCGCTGGAACGGTGTAAGTAACAATCCAAGCAACGACTTTGTTTCGCCACTAACCTTGAATGTGCCAATCTGTGCTAGACCACGAAGGAAATCCGCTGCGCTAAGTGCTGCTCTTTCCATATCGTCTGCGAGATCATCAACAGCCGTATTGCCACCAAGAGTGCCGAGTGCATCGATGATGCCTGTACCGATAATCTCTTGAACATTGGCAGATGCAACAGCCAGTTTATCCATTGAACCTTGAAAAGTGTTTGCTGCTGCTGTTGCTGAACCCTTGAAGGTTTCTGCGAGATCTGTGGTGATGTCATAAAAAGACTTAGTTTTAAGATCAGCCTTTGATATACCTACACCTAAGCGAGAAAGTGCGGTGTTGTTCCCCAGGTATGCACGACTAAGCGCAGCTGTGACTTTTCCTAAATCATTGCCAGTTGAGGCAGAAATATCTAAAGCAAGATTCAGCAGTCTTTGTGTTTCTGCTGTGTCGCGAGTTGCTACTGCTAAAGCCTGATATGCAGGGCGCAGTTTGTCATCGATAATGCCGAACTCGCTCTGAAGTCTTTGGATGAATCCTTCTGCACTAGCAGCATCGCGCTCTAGTCCAACATTCTTAAGAGCTAATGCTAAGCCTTGTTGTGCCTTCTGATCTTCTGCTGCTGCCTTGACGGCAGCTTTACCATAGGCGAGAACTGCTGTTGTGCTGAAAGCCAGACCAAAAGCACCCGCTAGTTTTTTAACATTCTTGGTGAGTTTATCTGTAGCACTATCTGCTTGCTTAAAGGCTTTATTGCCTACGAACTCGGCAGCAATATCAATCATTACATTAGCCATGATTAGCCTCTCGCTCTTGCATTAAGTTTATCTGCTGCGTTTTTAATAGCTGCCAATACCGCTTCTCTAGCCTTGCCATTGTTTTCTTCATATGCACGGAATAAAGCGCGACCTTCCATCTTCTGATCGCCCTTCATCTGTGAGCTGTACTTGCCCTGCTGATTCTGTACAAATCGGCTTTGTGGAGTTTTTCGCCCCATAGTCTCATAGATCGCTCCAGCAGCACTCTTATTGAATACGCGAGCAAGAGATCTAAAGCCTCTGCGATTCGGCTTGGATGGTGTGGTCTTATAACCAATGCCACCCTTTACAATTCGAGCGTTATAAACAGGAAAGCGCGCATCTGAACCTTCACGGGCTAGCCATCCGCTAAGGACTTGACCATCATCTGGCAGATAGCCTTTAGCAGCCTTTGTAATAGGCTTTAGAGCTGCTGCGACCTCTTTAGGTAATGCTTTGGCAAGATCAGGACTGAAAGCGCGTAGAGACTTTCTAAGAGCGATTCCGCCCTTTACGCTTGCTGGCATCGCTCACCTCTTTCGCTTCATCCTTAAGCCCTTGCACTAATGCATCGAGCATGATCTTGTCTAGATCTAATAACTGCTGTGGCGCGATTCCCAATCTAATGCTTAGCCTAGCGATTAGATAGGTGAATGGAAGATCGCGCTTTAAGCTAAAGGGTCAGAGTCCTCGACAGACACCGATTTAAGTGTCTCGATAAACTCAATCCCGAAAGGCTTAACAGATTCACCTGCTCTGCGTGTTACTTCCCATGCTAACCAATAGACATCGCTTTGCTTTTCTTCATCGCGGAACGCCTTATGGAAGCCCT